TTAAAACAGCCTGGGGGTTGTACCCACCCCTAGGGCCCACGTGGCGTTAGTACCCTGGTACGCTAGTACCTTTGTACGCCTGTTTTTCCCTCCCTTAAATAAATTAAGATTACCACTACTGAGGGGAGTAGACCGACTCCGCTCCAGCACTGCTGCACCAGTGAACTGGTACGCTAGTACCTTTGCACGGAGTAGATGGTACACCCACCCCGTAACTTAGAAGTACTGAACACAACCGACCAATAGCGGCGTGACAGCCAGTTACGCAACGGTCAAGCACTTCTGTTTCCCCGGTCCGTATGGATCGTTACCCGCCCAAGCTACTACAAGAAGCCTATTAACTACTGAAACTGTTGAAAGGTTGCGCTCAACCACATCCCCAGTGGTAGCTCCGAGTGATGGGGCTCGCGATTCCCCCGTGGTAACACGGTCGCTTGCCCGCGCGCGCACTCGGGTCCGGTCTTTGACCGTTCACCTTGAGACAACGTAAGTAGCCAAGAGCCTATTGTGCTGGTTTGGTTATCCTCCGGAGCCGTGAATGCTGCTAATCCTAACCCCCAAGCGTGTGCGCACAAACCAGTGTTGCTACGTCGTAACGCGTAAGTTGGAGGCGGAACAGACTACTTTCGGTACTCCGTGTTTCCTTTATCTCATTTTTAAAAACTTTATGGTGACAATTGTTGTGATTTGTGAACTTTACATCTAGCTCTTGCATAACGCCTTGTTTCATCTAGTCGCCTTCCATATAATATCTAAAGCTTTCAACCCTTGAGTTAACTCACTAGCAATTTTGAGCTCAAATAACCTAGATATAGATAATGGGTGCCCAACTGAGTAAGAACACTGCTGGATCACATACTACTGGTACATATGCTACTGGAGGCTCTAACATTCACTACACAAATATTAACTATTATGAGAACGCTGCTTCCAACAGTCTTAACAAGCAAGACCTTACGCAAGACCCCGAAAAATTTACCCGCCCTGTGGTAGATATGATGAAGGAAGCTGCAGTGCCGCTGAAAAGTCCATCTGCCGAAGCTTGTGGCTATAGCGATAGAGTCGCCCAATTGACGCTCGGCAACTCGACCATTACCACACAAGAAGCTGCAAATATCGTTGTGGCATATGGAAGGTGGCCGTCCAACCTGAGAGACACCGATGCCACTGCTGTTGATAAGCCCACCCAACCCGGTGTGTCAGCAGAGCGCTTCTACACTTTACCATCTGTTCAGTGGACTACTACCTTCAAGGGCCATTACTGGAAACTACCTGACGCCCTGTCTGAATTGGGACTTTTTGGCCAAAATCTTCAATTCCATTATCTCTACAGAGGTGGATGGGCAATCCACGTTCAGTGTAATGCAACCAAATTCCACCAGGGTACGCTCCTCGTTGTCGCAGTACCAGAGCACAAAATCCAAGCGCAATCAAATCCAACCTTCGATCGCACCAATCCCGGTGAGAACGGAGCCACATGTCAATTTCCATTCACTTTTGAAGATGGTACTGCCCTCGGAAATGCACTCATCTATCCCCACCAGTGGATCAACCTACGCACAAACAACAGCGCCACCTTAATTCTACCATATGTGAATGCAATCCCAATGGATTCCGGCATCAAGCACAACAACTGGACACTCTTGGTCATCCCACTTGTCCCACTTGAGTATGCGGCTGGTGCTACAACATTTGTTCCAATCACAGTGACTATTGCACCAATGTGCACTGAATACAATGGATTGCGTGCCGCTATTGCACAGGGTATTCCCACCTTGTATACCCCTGGATCAGGTCAATTCTTAACAACTGATGACTTTCAGTCCCCCTGCATGCTACCAAAATTCCAACCCACACCCGTAATTGATATCCCAGGTGAAGTGAAGAACTTTTTAGAGGTTATCCAGGTTGAGAGCTTAGTTGAAATAAACAATGTGGTTAATGTAGAGGGTGTGGAACGTTACAGGATTCCACTGAATGTGCAGGACGCAATGGACGGGCAGATCATGGCGATGCGTGTAGACCCAGGAGCTGATGGGCCACTACAGTCCACCTTGCTTGGTGTTTTCACTCGCTATTATACACAATGGTCTGGATCACTTGAATTCACCTTTATGTTTTGTGGGACATTCATGACAACTGGAAAGGTTATTATAGCCTATACGCCACCCGGAGGTGATCAACCGGAGAGCAGGCAGCAGGCCATGCTTGGAACACATGTCGTGTGGGACTTTGGCTTACAATCCTCCATTACTCTCGTGGTCCCTTGGATCTCGTCAGGTCACTTCCGTGGCACTTCTCTGGACAACACAATTTATAAATATAGGTATTATGAAGCAGGATACATCACCATGTGGTATCAAACTAATATGGTGGTACCCCCAAACTTTCCCACTACAGCTTCCATTCTGATGTTTGTTGCAGCTCAACCAAATTTTTCTTTGCGCATTCTAAAAGACCGTCCCGACGTGTCGCAAACGGCTGCACTGCAAGGTGAAACCGGGCATATGATTAAGGATACTATAAAGGATACAGTAGAGAATACAGTCCAGTCCACCCATTCAATCTCGACTGAAGCCACCCCAGCACTACAAGCAGCCGAGACAGGCGCCACTTCCAATACTTCTGATGAATCAATGCTGGAGACCAGGAATGTCATAAACACACATGGTGTTGCAGAGACTAGCTTAGAGGGTTTTTATGGTCGTGCTGGATTAGTTGCCATGTTCACCACAGATGGGGGGATACGCAGTTGGTATATTAACTTTGGAGAGTATGTCCAACTACGGACCAAGCTTGAACTCCTGACTTATGCCCGCTTTGATATTGAGTTTACCATTGTAGCCCAAGCAGTTGACGAACAGGCTAAGGTGAAAGATTTTAATGTTGACTACCAAGTGATGTATGTTCCACCAGGAGCCAGCGCTCCAGACGGCCAGGACTCATTTCAGTGGCAATCCAGCTGTAATCCCTCAGTATTTTCAAACACGGGTATGCCACCCGCACGGGTGTCAGTACCGTTTATGAGCTCTGCCAATGCTTATTCTTTCTCATATGACGGGTACACGGAGTTTGGTGACAAATCTGGTTCCTCCTATGGTATATTGCCTTCCAACTATTTAGGTCAACTGGTGGTTAGGACGTGCGAAGATCTAGATAGTGCACACTTGAGAGTGAGAATTTATGCCAAACCCAAACACATGAGAGGATGGATCCCTCGGTCTCCCAGAATGAGACCGTATGTATCACGCTTCACTGGAGTCTACACTGATGTACCACGTTTCTGTGTAAATAGAGATAGTATTAAAACTGCAGGAGCATTTGGCCAACAGAGTGGAGCCGCATATGTTGGGAGCTATAAGATTATGAACAGACACCTTGCTAAGGAACAGGATTGGAAGAACCATATTTGGGATTCTTATGAGAGAGACCTACTTGTCACCCGTGTGGATGCACATGGGAAGGATCAGATAGCCAGGTGTAGCTGTTGTGCTGGAGTCTATTACAGTAAGTCTAGAAATAAGCATTATCCTGTGGTAGTGACACCCCCTAGCCTAGCCCATATTGATGAAAATGATTATTATCCAGAAAGGTACCAGTCCCATGTTATTCTTGGGGTTGGATTTGCAGAGCCAGGTGATTGTGGTGGTATTCTTAGGTGTGAACATGGTGTGATGGGAATTCTTACAGCCGGAGGTAGTAACCTAGTGGCTTTTGCTGACGTTAGGGACCTTCTCTGGATTGAGGATGATGTAATGGAACAAGGATTAACTGATTATGTGCAGGGTTTAGGGAATGCTTTCGGAGCAGGATTTACCAATGAGATCTGCAATTATGTTAACCAGGTTAAAGACATGATGATTGGCTCCGACACCGTGGTTGAGAAAATTATAAGAAATGTCATTAGGTTGCTATCTGCCTTAGTCATAGTGGTTAAAAACCCCAGTGATATTGTTACAGTTACCGCCACTCTATCGCTATTGGGGTGCACCGGTTCCCCCTGGCGCTGGCTCAAGGCAAAGATTTGCTCAATCCTAGGGATCAACATGGCCCAAAAACAGGCTGACAGTTGGATAAAGAAGTTTACTGAGGCAGTTAATGCCTTCAAGGGACTAGATTGGATAGCAGCTAAATTCAGTAAATTTCTTGATTGGATCAAGTCAAAGATCATCCCTGAACTTAAGGAGAGAACTGAGTTTTTGAAAAACCTGAGGCAACTACCACTCCTTGAGGCTCAAATTGCAACACTGGAACACTCCAACCCCACCCAAGAGACTCAAGAGATCCTGTTCTCAAATGTCCAGTACCTTGCTCACCATTGCAGGAAGAATGCACCTTTATATGCCGCGGAGGCTCGCCGAGTCTTTGCGCTTGAGAAACGTGTGTTGGGCGCAATGCAGTTCAAGACCAAGAATCGAATTGAACCTGTTTGCTGCCTAATCCATGGTTCTCCTGGCACAGGTAAGTCACTTGCTACATCAATCATTGGCAGAAGAATAGCTGAATATGAGAACAGTGGGGTATATAGTCTTCCACCCGACCCAAACCACTTTGACGGTTACCAAGAACAGGCTGTTGTTGTAATGGATGATCTACTCCAAAACCCAGATGGTAAGGACATGAGCTTATTTTGTCAAATGGTTTCCACCGTCCCTTTCGTTGTTCCTATGGCTGCACTTGAAGACAAAGGTAGGTTGTTCACATCAAAGTACGTGTTGGCTTCAACCAACGCAAACACCATGCATCCAGTCACCGTGGCAGATGGTAGGGCCCTCCAGCGCAGATTCCACTTTGATACTGTAATTGAGATTATGCCGGACTATAGTGACAATGGGAAGCTCAATGTTGCAAAAGCGACCGAGCAGTGTGACGACTGCTCCCCAATCAATTTTAAAAAGTGCATGCCGCTCATCTGTGGTAAGGCCCTGCAATTGCGTAGCAAGAATGGAGATGGAATGAGATACAGTATTGACACAATGATCACTGAGATGCGCAGGGAATCAGCAAGACGATATAACATAGGGAATGTCATCGAGGCACTCTTTCAAGGACCGCCCGCATACAAACCACTCAGGATTGATGTTAGTGAAGAGACACCTGCTCCCCCGGCAATTGCGGATTTACTTTCCAGCGTGGACTCTGAAGAAGTGAGAGAGTACTGTAGACAGAAAGGGTGGATTGTTCAAGAAAAGATAACTAAGGAAAGGTTAGAGCGCAATGTCAACCGCGCTTTGATAATATTGCAATCTGCGACTCTCATTGCCACCATCTGCGGTACCATCTATGTAGTTTACCGGCTCTTTGCTGGTCTCCAGGGACCCTACTCGGGAATTCACACAAACTATCAAAAGGTCAAACCCGTCGTTAGACAAGTCACCACACAAGGACCACTCTTAGACTTTGCAGTATCTTTGCTTAACAAAAATATCAGGACTGTGACAACCAAAAACGGTGACTTTACTGGCTTAGGAATCTATGACACCTTCATGGTCTTGCCGCGTCATGCAATGGCACACGGAGAGGTTGCGATTAATGGAAAAACAATTGAGGTTGAAGATGCTTATGATTTGGTTGACACTACCCAAACCTCCCTGGAGTTGACGGTTGTTAAGTTAAAGCAAAATGAGAAATTTAGGGATATCCGCTCCTTGATTCCCGATCAAATTTCAGAAACCACTGAAGCATTGGTCATTGTCAACACCCCCGCTTACCCTAACTTATTCATGCCTGTTGGTGCAGTTAAAGACTATGGCTACTTAAATTTGGCTGGAAGGCCTACTCATCGCACACTCATGTACAATTTCCCCACGCGAGCTGGACAGTGTGGCGGAGTAGCCATTTCAATGGGAAAAGTAATAGGGATCCATATTGGAGGCAACGGGGCACAGGGCTTCGCAGCAGCTCTACTTCGTAGGTATTTTACACAGCCCCAAGGTAAGATTGAGTTAGTGGAGAAAAGTAAGGACGCAGGATATCCTATCATTAATGCACCAACCAAGACCAAGCTTTACCCTAGTGTGTTCTTTGATGTTTTCCCCGGTGAAAAAGAACCAGCTGTTCTTCACAAGAAAGACAAAAGACTTGAAGTTGACTTTGAGGAAGCACTCTTTTCAAAATATATTGGCAACATTGATAAGCCAGTGACAGAGGAGATGGAGATAGCCATTGACCATTATGCAAATCAATTGAAGCAACTGAATATTGACCCTACACCAATCAGTATGGAGGAAGCCATTTACGGCACTGAAGGGTTAGAGGCCCTTGATCTTGGGACCAGCGCGGGGTACCCCTATGTGGCTTTAGGAATCAAAAAGAGGGATATACTCAATAAGGAAACAAGAGACACTTCCAAGATGCAACAATGTATAGAAAAGTATGGACTCAATTTACCAATGGTTACCTATGTGAAGGACGAGCTCCGCTCAAAAGAGAAGGTGAAGAAGGGCAAGAGCCGGCTTATTGAGGCGTCAAGCCTGAATGATTCCGTCGCAATGAGATGTGCTTTTGGAAATCTATACAGGGCATTCCACACCAACCCAGGCACATTGACTGGCTGTGCTGTAGGCTGTAACCCTGAGACATTTTGGAGCAAGATACCAGTAATGATGGATGGGGAGCTATTTGGATTTGATTACACTGCTTATGATGCTAGCCTCTCCCCTGTATGGTTTAAGTGTCTCAATTTGCTCCTCGAGAAGATAGGATTTGGGCATTGTAAGCACTTCATAGATCAATTATGTTATTCTAATCATCTGTATATGGATAAGAGATATGTTGTAGCAGGGGGTATGCCCTCTGGTTGCTCAGGCACCAGTATATTCAATAGCATGATTAACAATCTTATCATTAGGACCCTTGTTTTAACTGTTTACAAAAATATTGACTTGGATGACCTGAAGATTATAGCCTATGGTGATGACGTTATTGCCTCATACCCATTTGAGCTTGACGCCAAGTTGCTCGCGGATGCGGGCAAGAGCTTTGGCCTAATCATGACACCTCCAGACAAGAGCAGTGAGTTTGTAAAATTGACCTGGGACAATGTTACTTTTTTGAAGAGATCATTTGTTAAGGACGAACGCTTCCCATTTTTGATTCATCCGGCCATGAAAATGACAGACATTCATGAATCCATTCGTTGGACCAAGGACGCAAAATCCACCCAGGACCATGTGAGATCACTGTGCCTATTGGCTTGGCACTGTGGAGAGAAACAATATGAAGAGTTTCTGGAGAAAATCCGGAGCGTGCCCGTGGGCCGGGCACTCTCGCTGCCATCATTCAAAGCTTTGCAGCGTACCTGGTATGACTCCTTTTAACTCGACTCCAATTTTGACTATCCGGTTTAATTAGGTTTTAATTGGCACAATACACCCGCCGGATGGGGTGT